TATCCTGTCGATCGCATCCAATTCGCTTTGCTATGTCGGATGCAGTGATGGAGTATTCCACCACTGTCCCGTCCTTTCTGCACAAATTATATAAATTCGCCATAATGCATCACCTTTCAGCTGTGTGTGGCGTAAAAATTCTCCATCGCCCATCTATTCCCGGTAGCAGCCACCTGTGCTCTGGTTCTTTCATACGGAGTAATCGGTTTCCCGGAAATTCTTTTGGATCCGGTTTTTGGAAGGAATCCTTTCCGGCGAAGTTCTTCCAGTTCTTCTGGTGTTGCGTCTTTTACGTCTCTCATATCCAAGATTTCTATCATAGTCTTTATTCCTCTCTTATCATTACAGGGAGCACAATAGCTTTCATATCGCTGTCTTCTGCTTCAACAACTGCCGGCATCTTAGGTCCTGAGAAATTCATGGCTATATTTTCACAAGTGAATGCTTTCAGTGTTTCAAGGATCAATTTAGAATCGAAACCAATTTTTAACGGTTCAGGAAGCGGATCCTGAAGCTTCACCTCTTCCTGATAATCCGTAAATCTGTCGGCAATGCGAATATTTAACTGATCTTCGTTTATTTCGAAGACTGCAGGTTTCTTTTCTTCCGTACACATCTTAGCCCTTGTCATTGCCGCAACTAATTCCGGTCTGGAAACATAAGTTTTCATCTTTCCCGCCATGAAAAATCTATTGTAATCAAAGTACTTACCCTCTATTAACCTCGTGTAAATGGTATATTCTTTTGATTTGAATACCGCTCTATTTTTCGTATATGTAACAGCAACATCATCAATAATTCCCATTGACACAAGCTTCTTTGCCACTGTTTTAGGCACTATCAGCTTCATATCTGCGGTACCGTCAGTCGGTATCGAATCAACTGCTACGACATGTCCGTCAAGTGCGACCAACTTAATCTTGTTTTCTCCACCTTCGAAGTACACACCCATCATCTGTGTTGCAGAACTGCTGTCTGCAGCTGCATAGATAACATGTCCAATTGCATCCATCATCCTCTTGCCATTGATCACAACTTCTGGGGCATCCAGATCTTCTGTAATATCAAAACTGAATTCTTCCGGAGGATAGCTCTGGTATTTATTCTTTATAGCTTTTGTCTTGATCGTAACAATGTTTTTGCCGTCTGCATCAATAATCACTTCGCCATCCGGAAGATTTTTAATTACATCAAAGGCTTTCATAGGAATGATGAAACAACTGCCTTTAGAGGCCTCTAATTTGAGCTGCATGGTCATTTCTGTATTGGATGCGATTAAATACCCGTCCTTTACCAGAACGCCTCCTAATGCCGGAAAC